CTCATGCTGGCGGATATCGTTTCCTTCATGCTGCTACAAATACCAATGAAGTCTTTACTGGTACTGACTCAGGTATCATTGCAGGTAATTTAAAACTTACTACTAATACTAATTCAACCTCCAATACAACTGGTGACCTTGTAGTTGCTGGTGGTGTTGGCATTACTCAAGATGTTAATATCGGCGGTTTAGTTGATATTGACAGCACTCTGCGTGTCCATAGCACCTCTCGCTTTGATGACAACATGGTCATCCAAGGTGCTTCTAAGACTCTACAACTGAATAATGGTAGTGGCACAACCAAGATTGAATTGCAATCTACAACTGGTAACGGATCTCTTGCTGGTATCCTAGATGTAACTGGAAACCTCAATGTCAATACCGATAAGTTTAATGTTGTTGCTGCTTCTGGTAATACAACTATTGCTGGTACATTAGGTGTCACAGACGTTGCGACATTCACTAATGATATTGATGCTAACGCCAACATGACTCTTTCTGGTGACCTCCACATGGAGAGCACCAATGATATTGATATTGCTAAGAATGCTGGCACTGGTGTTTGGGAGATTCAGAATAACGACTATGGTGCTCTCCGTCTTGATGGTGGCATGTATGCTGCTGGTGATGCTCTGATTGATGGCACACTACACGTTAACGGTGCGATTGAAGTTAAGGATAGCGCGACAGAGGCAGAATCGAGACTGAACTGGTTGCGTGTCAGATACAGAGGTCGTTTCGGTGATTCTTATCAGGCAACTCCCTCCTATGCATCTCACAATACTACAACTCTGAGAGCACATGGTGGTGCTGGTGTTGAAAGAACTTTCCATGTTGGTGGCACAGGAACTGGCGAAGGTCTGTTTGTTGGTAAGAGATACTCTGGAGATACTGTTAAGTTCTCTGTTCTTGGTGCATCTGGTAATACCGAAATCCAAGGAACTCTGCTGGTTGAAGATAACGTAAACTTCAACGGCACTCTGGATGTTGATGCAGACTTTGCTGTTAGAAACGGTACAACTGATAAGTTCTTTGTTGATAATGTAACTGGTAACACCGATATCCAAGGCACTCTGGATGTCAACGGTGCAACCGAGATTACAAACACTCTGGATGTCAGCAACGCTGTAACATTCGATCAGACACTTCTGGTCCAAGGCAACTCTGAGTTTAACGGCACTGTTGATGTTGATGCTAACTTCGCTGTAAGAAGTGGTAGCACTGATAAGATGACTGTTGCCTCGTCTTCAGGTAACATCGCAACTGACGGTACTCTGGTTGTTCAGGGTCAAACAACTATCAATGACTCTCTGATTGTTGATGCTGCAAATGAACTCTTCTCAGTAAGAAATGGTTCTGCAGTTGCTAAGTTTGAAGTTGACACTGATAACGGCAATACAAACATCATCGGTACATTGACTGTTGGTGATGCAACTCAGATTAATGACACCTTGGGTGCATCTGGTATTGTCACACTCACTAACAACACCGAGCAAACTCTGACAGGTAGTTATGGTGCTGATGGTGCTCTAAGACTTACTGGTGGTGCTGCTGTCCAAAGAAACCTCGCTGTTGGTGGTGCTGCAAGAATCTATGGCAACACCGAACTGACTGGTACTCTTGACCTTAACAATAGTGCAGACATCTCTGGTGCTTTAGTAACTCATGATGATGTTACTATCACTGCAGATAACAAAACATTTGCTATTCAAAATGCATCTGCTGCAAATAAGTTTACTGTTGATACTGATAACGGTAACACTGATATTCGTGGCACCTTAGACATCGGTGGTGATGTAACTGCTGAGTCTAATCTTACTGTTACTGGAAACCTTACTATTAATGGAACGACAACTACTGTCAACTCTACGGTCACAACTATCGATGACCCTATTATTACTGTGGGTGGTGACACAGCACCAGCGTCTAACGACGGTAAGGATCGTGGTGTTGAGTTCCGTTATTACGACAGCTCTGCGAAAGTTGGCTTCTTCGGATACGATAGATCCGCCAACCAATTCGCATTCGTAGTAGACGCAACTAACTCATCAGAAGTTCTTTCTGGTACTGATGGACAACTTCGTGCTGGTAGTTTGAATCTTACTGGCAGTGGCACATCTCTTGATGTTGATGCAAATGCAAACATTGATGGCACCCTGACTGTAGATGGTCAGATTATCTCTCAAGTTTCTTCTGGTGCTGCTCTAGTCATTCCTAACACGACTAAGATTAACAACCTGAATGCTGACCTTCTGGACAGTATGACAACTGCTTCTGCAGCAACTGCAACTACTGTTGTTGCTCGTGACTCTAATGCCGACTTTGCTGCAAATCAAATCACAGTTAATAACGGTATTGGTTCTGTTGCAGGTATTCAAGGTAATGCGACATCAGCAGACGCACTGAGAACTGCAAGGACAATTACTGTTGATGGTGTAGTTGATGGTAGTGTTTCGTTTGATGGTTCTGCTAATGTTACTATTAGCACTACTTACAACGACGCAGACATTACTGCACTCGCCGCTATGGCAGGAACTGGTTTTGTTTCCAGGACTGCTGCTAACACATATGCTCAGCGTACACTCGCTGTCACAGCATCTTCTGGTATTACATTGACAAATGCTGATGGTGTTGCTGGTAACCCAACCATTAACGTTGCTTCTACAGCAAGCAACTCAGCAAACAACCTTGTTCTTCGTGACGCATCTGGTAACTTTGCTGCTGGAATTATTACTGCAGCATTAGTTGGTAATGTCACTGGTCAAGTATCTGATATTAGTAATCATGACACTGGAGACCTTTCCGAGGGATCTAATCTATACTTCACTGATGAGCGTGTTGATGACAGAGTTAATGCTCTGATTGTTGCAGGCACAGGTATTACTAAGGCATATAACGATTCTGCAGGCACCTACACGCTCACTGTAACGCAGGTAGACATTGATACCGACAATGTAACCGAAGGTTCCACAAACCTCTTTACAACCGCTGCTAGGACCCGTACACACTTCACATATGGTACAGGTATTGAACTTAGCGGTGCAGGTGCTCTGAGCGTCACTCAGGCAGACATTAATACCGATAATGTAACTGAAGGTTCTACAAATATCTTCTACACTGAGGCACGCTTCGATGCAAGTCTCGCAGGTAAGAATACTGCTAATTTGGCAGAAGGTACTAACCTCTACTATACGGATGCAAGAGCAGACGCAAGGATTGCTGCAGCAGATACTGATGACCTGTCAGAAGGTTCTACTAATCTTTATTATACAAATTCTCGTGCTGATGCAAGAGTCAACCTACAGACTGGTGCAAACCTGGATCTTTCCAGTAAGTCCACTACTAATCTTTCGGAAGGTACGAATCAGTATTACACCGAGGCAAGAGTACAGACCAAACTTGATAATGCATTTGAACAACTTAGTGCAATGCTTAACAACCTTGCAACTGCTACTACTCTGACATTGAACCTCTCTGGTGATCCTACACCTGGTGACGTGACTGCTTTGAATAATGGCACACTATCTGGTGGTACATTATATAACACTGGGACTGCAGTTGCTACTACTTCTAGTGGTAGTGGCACTGGATTAACAGTAGATATTACTGCATCTGGTGGTGCTATCACAGCAGTTGCTATCAACGCAGCAGGTTCTGGTTATGTAGTTGGTGAAACGATTACAATCTCTACTGGTGGTGGAGATGCCACAATTAATGTCTCTGCCGTTACTGAAATGGCAATTGGTGATACTGTCACAGGCAGTACATCAGGCACTACAGGTGTTATCACTGCTGTTGGTGCAACTTCGGTAACTGTAGATACTGTTGATGGATTCTTTAAGAAGACTGAGACTGTATCTGCTGGAGATGTTTCTACATTAACAATCACTTCATTCGCCTGATAACAAATGTCCGCTACAAGACCCGCTACTAAAACAGAGTTAAAAAACTATGCTCTTCGTAGATTAGGTTTTCCTGCCATCGATATTAACGTATGCGATGAACAATTGGATGACCTAATTGAAGAAGCAATCGATTACTTTCAAGAGTTTGCATATAACGGTAGTTATAAAGCATTCATCAAGATTGAAGTAACCGATGCTATTAAAACTGCTGCTAAAACTGGCAGTGCTTTGGGTGCTACCGATTGGACAGAAGGGAATGAATATGTATCACTTCCTCCTGGAGTATTAGCAGTTAATCATGTTTATAGTCAGATTGGTGCTTCTAGTGTAACTCCTGGTAATATTTTCAATATTAAATATCAAATTTTCTTGAATGATATCTATGCGATGACGCATGGGCATATCCTTCATTACTTTATGACTTCGCAATATCTGGAGACTCTTGATTGGGTTACAAACTCAGATAGAAATCGTAGAGTCAGATACAATGAATATCAAGGAAAACTTTATCTTGACTTCGATTGGTCAAATCTTCAATCTGGCAATCAAATTGTAGTAGAAGTTTTGATGCGTCAAGACCCCGATACTTACACTGCAATGTATAATGATGCTTGGTTGAAAGATTATGTTGAGGCATTATTCCAACAGCAATGGGGTCGCAATCTTAGTAAGTATGATGGCATTCAAATGCTTGGTGGTGTGACTCTGAATGGTCGCCAGATTCTTGAAGATGCAAGTCAATTTAAGAAGGATCTTGAAGCAGATATTCGCAAGACTTACGAACTCCCACCAATGGATTTAATCGGTTGATATGACTTACAGAAACGATCCCCCAGAAAATTGTATTCAGTCGGACTATACAAGTAGTTGCCGACTAAATCTAAACGGTTCTTCTCAGGAACAAATGTTCATGGGTAATCTGATCATTGAGAGTATCGAACTCTATGGTCAGGATATCTATTATCTACCCAGAACATATGTCAATAAAGACACAATCTTTCAAGAAGTAGAAAGTAGTAATTTTACACAGGCACTTGCTATCAGAGCATATGTCAATAACGTAGAAGGATGGGAAGGTCAAGGAGAACTTCTGAGTAAG